ATCCAGCTGTAAGCTTTGATATAGATCTATATACTTGGGATGGAAGTATAGCTACGAAGGTCTATACCTTTACTGGAGCTAGTACATATAACCCAAATAGTCAGTCTATCTTCATGGGTGGATTTGAAGGAGTAGATCTTCAAGGTGGGGCGTTTAAATTAGGAGCATCTAATGTAGTTAATCCTAATACAGCTAACTTCAGCATAGCGTATGAGGTAAATGGGTAAAGAAGGTAATAGATATGAATTTCAATGTAGCATATGGAGATATGGCAACAGTTGCCCGCAAAGCTATAAAGTTTATTGGTCCAGCTAGGGGAAGAATGATAGCCGGTTCATTAGCAGGTGCTACTGTTGGTTCTGTTGCTGGAGGAGAAGACCATAGAATATCCGGAGGCTTAAAGGGAGCCTTTGGTGGGGCCGCAGTAGGAGGTCTTTCTATGTATGGTAGGCAATGGAGTAGAGGAGTATGGGGAGCAGCAACAGGAGTAAAAGGAAGTTTTAATGTTGGGGCTGCTAGTTCTGTATTGAAAGCCCGTTCTGTTATGGCAATGAGGGCTGCCCAAAATAGATGGTCCAGGATGTAATTAATGACAGTAGACATCAGCCTAGATGCTTTCTTAGCCAAAGTAAATAAGAGAAATACTAATCCTGACGGTAGTATTATAGATCCTTATCTATTAGATAGGATGGATAATCCTATTTGTCAGGATTGTCATGCTCAATATAAGCTTAAATATCCAGGAAAGCCATTTAATATTAAGTGTAATGGTGTGTACGGAGAGGATGATTATCTACGCACGCAGCAGAATATGAAAGCTGCCGTTCCAGATGAAGACCCACTCCCTATAGAAGATCCAAATGGGAATGATATAAGAGAAGTATTTGATATAGCTTATTGGGCCAATAAATATATAAATACCAAGGACGATAATGGAGAGTTCGCCCCATTTGTAGCTAGACCATATCAAGAAACAATTCTAAAGTGTACTGCTAATTTAAAGGTAGACAGACTAGGACGTGGTTTGGGAAAAACCACAATTGCCAAGATAGAAGAAATACATAAAGTCTTTACCACAAAGAATTATGATGATTTAATTATCTGTCCAGCAGACTCCCAATCAGATGGTTGGTATAACGGAATTATAGAACTTATTGATACTTCTACAGGTTTGCAAGGATCTATAGCTGACAAGAAGCAAAACCCATTCAGAAAAATAGTATTTAAGAATGAGGCAGAAATAAGAGTATTCACTGCTGGTTCTTCCTCCGGCAGAAAAGCCTCCTCTATAAGAAGTCAATCTCCCAGAAGGGTTAGGATAGACGAGCAAGACTATCTTGTGGAAGAAGATTGGGGGGCCATATCACCCCTTCTTACACGTTATAAGAATTCAGAATTCCATGGATCCTCTACTCCAACTGGAGATAGATCTAAGTTCTGGCACATGTGCACCCAGGATGATAGGTACAGAGAATTCTATTATCCAATTTCTGTTCATCCAGATTGGGATGATGAAATGGAAGTAAACTGTCGGACAGAAGCTCTTACTGAAGATAGATATCGTCATGAATATCTGGCTGAATTCGGAGATCCTTCCCAGGGTGTATTCAAGAATATTTTTATAGACCAAGCTAAAGTTAGATATTCAGATCCTTTTAGAGAAAAATTAAGAGGTTATGCTACTTGTGTATATGATGGTTCAAAAGAATACTTCATGGGGATAGACTGGAATGGAGAAGGCACAGGTACCCGCATTAGAATTGTAGAATATGATCCAGTTACTAAGATAACTCGTTGTGTAGCCAAGCATACTGTAGATTTTAAAGGATTTACTAACCAAGATTCTATAAATGCGGTAGTAAGATATAACTCCCTATGGCATTGTACTAAAGTCTTTATAGATCATGGATATGGGGCAACTCAGTTAGATGATCTTAAACTTATAGGGCTGAATTCAAATGACCCAGATACCAAAAGACTAGTCAATGTTGTAAGTATAGATTTCGGGGCCAATCTAGAATTTAACAATATAATATCTTCTAGAGCTAAATCAGGCAGTAGATATATAGAAAAAGAAGAAGTAAAAAGACGTACTAAACCGTTTATGGTTGAGGGCGCAGTCATGCGCTTTGAGCTTCAGACTATAAAATTTTCGGATGATGATACAGTCCTAGATTCCCAATTAAGGGGATATAGGGTAAAGAATTACTCACAGGATGGATTTGCTAACACTTACACCACAGAAGGCGGAGTAGGAGATCATGATCTTGATGCTTTTATGCTAGCTCTTTTAGCCGTAGAGATGACTCATGGTCTGTACGCCACTCCGGATTCTTATAGAAGGCACCTTGCTACTATTTCTCATGCCGGGTCATGGGGTGTTGCTTTAACTCCCAGCGCAACTCCAAAATCTGCTCCTGAGGTATTAGAAGAGAAGAAGGTAGCATCTGGTATAGCTAGAAGAATGCCTAAATCAGAGGCTCAGGATGAATATAGGATTCTATACCTAACCAGGGGCGGAGCCACTATCGCCGCTAATCCAAGAGCTAATGTTCCTTCATATTCTAGAACATCTATATTTAAGAGTGATAAACCAAGAGGGAAGAGATGGGGAATGTAAACACAGATTTGGCAGCCGTTACTTATCTAGCTTCTTATGATATACCATTAGTTATTACTGTTATGTCTAAATTGCAGACGTGGGCATTTCAGCAACAATTAGCTTATAATGCTATGCTACCATATATATGTAAGGACTTTCATGGGCTTCAAGACTTCTATACTCAAATGTCTATGTACTCTGCTGCAAATCCAATCTACTTAGCCGGGCCGTGGTCTACAATACAAGCCATAGTTCCATTGAACTCTAATATACAAAAGGAAATGTATATAGATCCTAATCTTGGTCAAGTAGGAGATTTATTTGCTCAGCTTCCTGGATTTGGTAAAGTATTTTCAGTATCCTCTGTAGACGATAGTAATGATATTTCAGAAGCAGTTGGATAGGATGACTAGTGAATTTTAACCCATTTACATTTATATATAATCCTCCCCCAACAGTAAGTAGTGATATACCTGTTCATCCAGCCTCGTCTGTAACTGGACCTACTACTATATATAGTTCTACATCTTCAGTTACTAAAGAAAATAGTTTATCAAGTGCTTTAATAACCAAATTATTAAATTTGGCAGAAACTAGTGCATATCTTCAAAATATTATCGAACTAATATCAGGTAATATATCTATAGCAGTAAATCCAGCCAGCGATCCAGGATTAGCACAAGCATTAAATACATTATATGGTAATGTTCCACCAGCTATATCCATAGCTATGTATAGTAACTTATTAGATACTAATATTAATCTTCAGTTGACACAGGCTGCGCTAGGAACAGATTCAACTTCACAGATAAATCAAGTACAAGCAAGTGCTTTATCTACGACCATAACAGCAGTAGAAAATTCCCTGTCAGATAGCGTTACCTATAGTTCCCAACTTCCTTTGTTGTTAGGTAGTCTAAAGACACAAGCAGCTATGTTTACTTCCATGGCTACTAACCTACATACATACCCAATACAACAATCCACCCCAACCCCAAATAGTAGTGCTCCTATAGTTATGTCCAATATAGATATGAGTACTGGATTATCGGATACACTAAATGGGGTAGTAAATGATTTCTCCGGGGCCTATGCTGGAGTATATCAAGTTTCGGCTACAGTTGGTGTCATAGCCGACGATGTTACTAATGTAGTTAACACTTTAGTTTTACAGCCACTAGGAGATTTAATAAGGGTAGTAGCTTTAGTAAACGGAGCAAAAGGCCTAATATACAAGGATGTATTTAAAGACTTATATAAAGACCTATGTAATTATGTATATCTCAGACTTGTAGCTGATGCCAGTTTAATAGTATTTACTGCAGATAAACTGACTCAAATAGCTTTGACTCCACTTAAAAATATTACTGGAAGTCTTGGACAAATAATGTCCACATTTAATAAAGCAAATGCTGCGATTGGATCTGTTGCATCTGGATCAGTATTGGGTGGATTAAGCAAAGCTAACTCCTGTTGTACCAGTAATCCGCAAGCTCCTCTATCTATGGGCAACTCCAGCGCTAATTTGTTAGGAAATACTGGATTAGGGTCTGGAAAAGCTTCCGGAGGAGCAGCCAAAGAACTCAATGCTATGAGTAGCGGTATAAAAGAAATCGCCTCTTCCATAGCCTGGTTACAAATAAAGATAACTTCTAAGATGAATAAAGTTCTAGAAAACTTCAAAAAGGTACTTGGGAGAAGCTTAGAGAACACAACATCTCATACTAATCTATTATGTAGCTTAAGATCGGCAGAGCAGTTAGTTACTATAGCAACGTCTCTAGCAAATATGAACACATCAAATCCTTCGGGAAACCCGTTAAATACAATATCTAGTATTACACAAACAGTAAGTTTAAGTTCCAATAGTACTAGTTTTGTATCAACAGCTGGTTCAATAACAACCTCTATTTTGGGGGTTCCTCCCCCAAGTACCAATGTTCAATCAGTATTAGCAACTGGTGGATTGACTCAATTGGGAGTTCCTCCAATAGCAGGCTAGGAGTTATAAAGTGCCTAAAGTACCCACAAATCAAATTAAGAAACCTACAAAACCAGCGACTAAGCCTGTGATCAATGATCCAGAGGAAGACTATGATCTAGTTATGCGTATGGATAGAGTACTAAACTCGAAGAATGGGACAAATAATCCAAAGACTGTAGTAGGTATAAAGTCTAGATTAAATGGAGATATAAAGACACTGGGACCAAGAACAGTTCTAAAGTCTGTGGCCTCAATTTCAGCTAGAACAAAAAAGGAAGATGCCCTACAGGTAAAGGATGTATCTACTACTACAGAGCCAAATATTAAAAAGCAGCTTGAGAAGAATGCTGCTTATCAAGGTGTTTACAAAGGTGTAACTGGTATAGTTAAGCCAGAATATAATTTACTTGAAGCCTTTGCCATTTATGATACAGAGATCTATGTTAGACAGGCTATAACTCGTAGACTTTCTCTTATGTTTAGAAATGGTTGGGATGTAGTTAGTGATGTTGAAAATAATCAGAAGAATGTAGCTTATATAAAGAAGAGATTAGCAACCTTAGAGTATGTTATGGATACGCCCATTCAGGCTTTCTTTGAGCAGATTCTATACAACCTGCTTCTTACTTCTAATTGTTTTTTATACAAGATTAGGGATACAAAGGCCTCCCCAGGAATAAAGAATAAAGCTAATAGGAATAGAATACCTGTAGCAGGATATGCTTTTATACCTACACATCAAATCATGCCTTACTTCGAGGTTGGCCAACAGATCTTCTGGAGAAGATACTATGAAACTGGAGCCCCATTCGAAGATATTCCTATTGAAGATATAATTCATTTAAAGTGGGATGTAAAAACCGGCCATTGGTACGGTACCCCAAGACTTATAGGAGTAAAAGACGACATCTTTGCTTTAAGAAGGTTAGAAGAGAATATAGAGTTATTATTTATAAACTATTTGTTTCCTCTGTTTCATGTACAGGTAGGAAGTAAAGAAGCTCCATGTTGGTATGGTTCTGAAGGGCAGAGTGAAATAGATTTAATTAAGGCAGCTATTGAGAATATGCCTAAGGAAGGTATATTCGTTACAGACGAAAGAGTAGCGGTTAAGTCTGTGGGGGCCGAGGGCCAAGCTCTTGATACTAAAGAGTTAATAGCTCATCTGAAGCAAAGAGTACTATCTGGATTAGGAGTATCAAGTCTTGATGTAGGGGAAACAGGGGCTACAAGGTCAGCCGCAGATAACGTATCCCAGAATTTAAAGGATCAGATTAAATCTGACCTAACAAAGTTCTGCGATCTAATGAGAATGCATTTCTTCAAGGAGTGGTTCCAAGAAGCAAACTATTCTTTATCCGTTCAAAATGCTCTACAAGCTACCCATATTAGATTTAAAGAAATAGATATAGATAATAAATTGAAGTTAGAGAACCATTTAATCCAACAGTGGCTTAATGATTCCATGACCTTGGAAGAGTATAGGCATGCAATGCAGCGTCCAGCTTTGACTCCAAAGGATGTAAAAACTACTCATAGTTACATGGCTAATGAGTATGCCATTAAACTAGCTGAAGCCGCCGCGTCTGCTAAGGCTGCAGCAAAAGATCCTGCCGCAAATACCTCAAGCAACAGGGCTAGACCAGCTAATCAGCATGGTAGAAACCCAGCCGCAACAAAGGCGAAAAGCAACAGTGAGGTATTCTATGAACTACTCTTAGACGAGTTAACTATAGCAAAAGATCTTCATGACCTAACCAAAGATCCATGGCATGAAGCCTCCAGTCGTGCGGTAGATCTGGCTGTTCTTAAATTCAACAACGGAGAAATTACCTTCGAGGACAATAAGACCTATACTAATCAACCACGTATAGAAGACATTATAGATATAAACTCATTTAAAGTTGCAGTAGCAGTGACAGACGACATAGAAATACTGTCTGTCGTGATTTCATCGAAGTTAGAAAAGTTAGAAGAATTAGAGGACATAAATGGCACAACCACTCCCAATAATCAATATTCAAACGAACACCAAGAAGATACCGCTGGGCGAAGCGATCCAGAACCCGGAACTGGTAAAGACTTCCTCTTCGAAGACTAATCTACCACCACAAAATAGAATTATGCCACTCCCATTTGTATACGATCCATCGCAAACGAGACGCTAATGCCCATGCTACACATGAAGGATTACCTAACGATAAGCAAATCAGACGTTAGGTACCCTAAGAAATCTACAGATAGTAAATCACTTTTAGTAAAGACTCGCGCTACTCATGCCGCTTATGTAAACGGGAATTGGAGATTTTACCGCCCGGATAGCGTACAGAAAGCGTGCCATACTTGGGTGCCTGACAACATGGCTCGCAAGCCTGTGATTGTAAATCATGTAGAAAATAGTGATGTGTTAGGAAGAGTTATAGAAGCAAAGTACGTAGATGAATCCTATTTATGGTCTAGCGACTACCCAACAATAAAAGATTCCTTGTTTTATAAAACAGATGGAAAGAAAGTAGGGTTGTTCGAAAGTGTAGATTGGATAGTAGATAATCTGGCCCCCATAAAGGGATATACTGGACTAGGTTACATAGAATTAGGTTTAAAGATTAGCAATCCAGAAGCCATAGAAAAGGTATTAAGAGACGAGTATCTCACCGTCTCTGTAGGGTTCACAACTGATTCGGCTATTTGTTCTATATGCCACCAAGATTGGGCGGTAGATGATAGGTGTGAACATGCTCCTGGAGAAAAGTTCGAAGACAAGACTGCATTCTTAATCTGTGGACCAAAGGCTTATGACGAGGTAAGTTTCGTTAATTTTCCAGCAGATCCATTTGCTTCAGTTATATCCAAAGAAGTATTGCAGGATAATTTAAACAAAATCTTCTTCTTAGGTCAAAACGCTAGTCAGAGGAACTCTAATCTAACATTCTCTGATAGCTTATTCACAGATGATATTACTCATCACGAGGGAAACATGGATAATTTAGATGTATTGATTAGTGAAGGTAAGTTTGATGACATACTTGTGACTATTAAGTCAGAAACTCTTGACGCAGAGCAAGCATCGAGTCTGAAAGCTGGCCTACATGAATGGAACCCAGAAACCGATGAGCTAAAGACTAAAAAGCGCAGTTTGGTATCTACTTTGAATGCTCAGATCCGCAAAAAGGATCTTAACAAGGCTTCTGATGCAGTAGAAACAGTAGATCCAGAAGTAGTAGCGGCTATCACTGATAATGCTGATGATACTATTAACGACGACTGTCCTGACGGGGTATGTGGAGTAGGTTGGAATCTAGAAGACCTTACAGACCCAGATGACAAAGCTTTCTTCCAAGATGAAGAAGGAATATATGCAGAACTGGAAATAGAGCTAGCTGAAGTAGCCAAAGAGCAAGGGATTAATCTAGAGGATGCAAAGCTTTCAACCACAAAAAGAAAAGAATTAAAAGGTGGCACTTTCTGCGGACCCAATAGAAGTTTCCCAGTACCTGACTGCGCGCACGTAACAGCGGCTAGAAGACTTATCGGCCGAGCAAAGGTAAGTGCAGATACTAAAGCAAGAATTCTATCTTGTGTATCAGGAAAAGCAAAAACTCTCAAATGTGCAGTAGGGAGTGAAAAAGATACTATTTCTAGCGTAAGCGACAAGATAACAGGGTTTGCAGGAGAAAAGTTTAAAGATACAGGAAAGGAAGTATTGGTATTATTCACTTCCTTAGATAAAGCCTATGATAAATCAGAGCCAGAATTGAAGAGCGATATGAGAAGCATGCTCTCTGCTATGTCTCAGGATTGGTACGCAGATGACTATGTGTCATATATGTCTAAAGCATTAGCTGAAAAAGACATGCTTACAATTACCAAACAAGAATTGGGAGATAAGGAAGACACCTTAAATACTTTATCTGATGAAGCAGCTACTATAAAGAAATCTTTAGACGGACAGAAAGATATTAATAAGAGTCTTCTGGACGTTTATAAGAAATCTCTGGCCACACAGATAGTAGTAGACAAGATTACTAAAGGTCAAGAAGGTTATGTAGACCTAGACGCAGAAGCCCGTAAAGAAAAAGTACGTAGTTTAGCTAAGAGACATGTTGAGTATTTAAAAGATACTGTGAACGATATTTTAGCAGAGGCTAAGTTTATAGAGACACCTGAAGATAGTACCCTAGAGGTTGGTCATCAGGTAAGTGATAACGCTTCTATTGGAGCACCAGAATCCACCACGCAAACAGCTATGACTGATACTAAGAATGTGGTAGTTGCCCCTGAATACCTATATCGTCAAGAAAGGACGATAGCTCTTCTAACAGATGCTTATGAAAAAGCTAAGTTGAAAGCTTAATAACGGAGACTTAAATGGCAGGTTTTGATCTTAACAATAATTTTACTGGTAATGTATTCGGTCGTGATCGTATGGGTCACGTCGTTCCAGATCTGGAATTCACAGAGACTCTACGTCCCTATCTAAGTATTCCCTATCCGGCACCTTACCTTCCTACGAAACGTCAGGATCAGGCACACCCTGTTCTGGCTTCGGTCGTACTGACTTCTCAGGAAGCAGTTGGGCTGGACTCAAACGGCGCTATCGTTCCTGCGGGTTTATTCTGCGGATCCCAATCAACAAAGAGCGGCGGCGGCCTGTACTGCGCACTGAAGTATAGCTCTCCTGATGTTGGGTTTGCTTACAATGCTATTACTGGTAATACAGTAGCGGCCCCAGGTGAAGTAGCAGTACTAGCTTGTCCTTCAGATGCTACAGCTGGTTCAGGTGGTGTTGGTGGTGATGTAGTTACATTCCCAGATGGGACTACTTATAGTGTAACTTCTAATGACATTACAGCTGCAAAGGCATGTACTCTGTTCCCACAGGGCGTTGTGCGTCCAATCGGTGTTACTATCCGACAGGTATTCCAGTACATTGGTGGAGTAAATGTAATTAGCAACTCGGGTGGAATCAAGTTCACTTTGGATGGCGTAACTCCTCTGAAGTACAAAGTACTCAACTACATGCATGAGATGGGAACTGCTGTTTCGACAGAAATGGTACTCCGTCTGCCTTGGATCGGAGTTGCTGAGAATACCTTGCAGTCTTTGGCTACTACAGACGGTCTTACCCAGTACACCCAGTCAAACTATGGTCGTTCGTTTACTCACTTTATTGGAGAAGCAGCCCTAACCGGCGCAAGTCCAGTGGGAAGTGGTGCGACAGCAATTGCTCCTGGAGCAAGAGTTGTAGCAGCTCGTGGTTTCTCTGCTGGTAACTTTGCAGTTTACGATTCGGCCGTAAACGATCCAACAGAAGTCGTAGGAATAATTCTCGGCGTACAAAATACATATCCAATTCAGGATTATGTAAACCGTGTACGTACTCTGTATAACCCAAATAGACTGGTAGGACCCATCAAGGATCCAAATCCGGCCAGCTTAATGATGGGTGGTTCTGCAACTAGTGGTATTGATTTCATAATCAACCTCACTACTGATGCCATCTTCAACACAGCTTATTTGGCTGGTACTACACTTCGTCCAGAATACAGCACGTTTATATCGGTGGCATTCCGCAGCTTCTAATTGATTCTAAAGGACTTAGCAGGGATCAAACCTGCTAAGTCCTAAATCTTAAGACAAGAGAAGTCCTAGTAATGACTCAGACACAAACTAAACATCAGACTTTTATAGTCAATGGCAAAGCAACAATTACTCCATCAGGACTTAGGTGTCAAGGTCCAAGAGTAAAGCAGCCTGAGTTATCTTGTAATAAATTGATAGTTAAAAAGAATTCGTTAGGCCAAATAGCTGGTTCATTAAAATGTGAGCGCTGTGGGCAACTAATAGAAGTAACAATAGAGTTTATACCAGCAACAAAGTAATAAAAAGTAGTAAAGTAATAAATATTATAAAGATCCAGCATCAGTAATAAGAGGATCCTTAAACGCCCTAGGAGGGCACGTAATCATGCCAACAACAATGCAAATGACGGATTCGGAAATCGCCAGTTATCGGCGCTTCGATAGTATTATCCGTGCAAATGGTTTCGACCCAGAGGTAAAAAAGCACATTACCATCAAGGACGCTCTTGAGATCCAGAATGCTGCCTTTATGATCCCCAGGGTTATGACACAAGTAATCCAGGAAGGAATCGAGCCTCTGCTTATCGGCACCAATCTATTGCAGAAGATTGATTACGTCCCTGGTATGCAGACTGTCTTCCCGTTTGTGGAACCCTTAATCGCTGCCGAGGTTGGAGACGGAATGGGTCTGCCTATTCGTTCTATCAACGTTGGCGGAGCCGCAACTTATGGTATGAATGTTAAGCGTCATGGTTTGATGCTTAAGATTGACAATAAGTTCATCGAAGAGTCGGCTTATCCATGGCTAAACATGTGGCTACGTATGGCCGGTAATGCTCTGGCTCGTCACAAAGAAGAGTATATCTTCAATTTCATTACTAACCTAGGACAAGTTGTCTTTGACAACTCTACTACGGGAAGAGCATATAACTCTACCGAGCAGCCTTCTAAGGGTATTACCACTGGTCGTAACGTTCTAGGACAATTCAATGGTTCTATGACTGTAGACGATGTGTTCGATATGTACGCCCAGCTTTTGATGGACGGCTACATTCCTGACACAATGCTTGTACATCCTATGGCGTGGCTGATGTGGGTTAAAGATCCTGTCCTCCGAGAGTTTGCGATGCAGGCTGGTGGTGGGTCGTTCTTCGCTAACTTCACAGGCAACGCTGCTGTTCTTGGTAATCCTTTCTGGAATAACCAGGGATTAGGGCTTAGCCAAGGTCAGTCTGGTACTTATGTTAACGGAGTTCTACAACCTTCTAGTGAAAACGGTAACGTTGGTGGACTGCCACAAAGACAGACCTCTGCTCCCGTACTGCCTAACTACCTAGGACTTCCTTTCAAGATCCTTGTATCTCCCTTCATGAGCTTTGACCCAATTAATAGACTTTGTAACATAATTATGTTCAACTCTAGTAACTTGGGCGCACTAATCGTTAAGGAAGATGCACACGTAAAGAACTTCGAAGACCTGCGCTACCAGATTATGGAGCTTGGAATCGAAGAGTCTTATGGATTCGGCATTCTGAATGAAGGATTGGCAATCGGCGTAGCAAAGAATATTGCAATTCGTCCGAACGAGTTCATTACACCTACCCGCAGCTACATGAACATCAATGAAGCTGGTTCTCTATACCAGACACTGGATGGAGTACAGAACTTTGGTTCCAGTACTGTGGCCCCAGCCAATCCTCTGGCTGTATAAACTAAAACTTAAAGTTGCATACTACCTTAAAGGCGGGGACGGCTACCATATCGTCTTCGCCTTTAGTATTTTTAAAAGAGACCCATAAGAGGTAATAATAAATGGCAAAAGCAACCTACGAAAATTACGGATTAGTAGGAAGACTCCTTTCACTGAATACTCGTACAACCAAAGTATTTACATGTGGGGGATTTTCGGTAAACTATAATAGACCTATCGCTATGGTGACTCCGGAAAGTCAACAGGCCTCTATAAAAAGAGCCATGGCAGAAGGGAAATTAATAGACGTAACAGATCAGAATACCAACGGACTTAATTTAGGGGGCGCTAATCAATCGAAACCAAAGTTCTCGGATAC